AAATTGCGTGTGTGTCATAATTCTTGATGTTTTGGTTTGTTGGCGGTACACTCAAAGGGAATGTCGCATGGCTATATGACGTTGATGTTATCCCGTGTGAAGCACGCGGAGATGTCTGAGTGATAGCTTCAGACATCTCGCGTATCTCGTACGGGGGAACCAAATAATCCCTCCTTGTGTACCCATTCAGGCTGCGATACCTATTGCTGGCTCATAATCATGTCTTGATGGTTGATGATGTGGCGTGACGAAGACTTGGCGCATTACTGTAGGTCGTTGATGTATCCAGCGGTAGACTCATCCGGGTAGTGTCCCGGATGAGACGCTGGAGACTGAATCCTGTCTTCGCTCACGCCTGTTTTAGGCTGCGCTACCTTGGCTTAGGTTATAACTGCTGCCATTTGGTTGTGCCGTTGGCCTCCTCTGTGCGGTAGTAATCTTGGTCTTCTTCGACTTCGATGCAGTTGTCTACATAATCGTCACTTGTCAGCACGATGTCGTTTTTGAGATAAGCATCTCTTACACGCTGTACAGCTTCTGCTTCGCTGTCGGCATTCACACTTACCACCTTGTTGAGAAACTCGGTGATTGATACATAATACTTCATATTTGTTTTTTTATTTGGTTGAACTTGCAGAGGGATTACTCCCTCGGTTTTTAGGCTGCAACACTCGGCTGCAATTTTTAAAGTTGGGCAGGGCTTACTGTCCGCACGCTGTAATAAGGTGTATTGAAGGGGTATTTGACCTCGTTGACGCAATACATCACGGAGGGCGTGCTCATAGTGAGCGTGTCTTGACAAATGACATTGGCGTTCATGCCGTGAGCCATGAGATTGAGGGCGCACATCTTGCAGGCTATGGGGTCAACGTCTTGTGCAATGTATCGGAAACGGCGTCCTGCCGAATGGTCGAGGCTGCTCTTCTCCATATAATGAGCGAGAAGAAGGCGACCGCTGCCAGAGGCGCAGTCGTTGACTATACCGCTCTGCTTTTCGTTCAACGAAGATATGCGTGACATGATGTCGGCTACGCTTGGCGGTGTGAAAAACTGTCCTGTATGGGACGCCTTGCCACGTGTGAGATACAACTCCTCGTAGAGTATGCCGAACACGTCAAGCCACTTGCCTTGCTCCATAGCTGTAGCAACGTCTGTGAGCCACAGGGTAGCGAGACCGGCAAATTCGGGACACTTTTGTGTGCAGTCAAGAAGATGCTGATGATAGGTGTCGGGACCGGACTGGAAAGCCTTTACGCTGAAAAACTCGAGCAGATAGTCGAGAAAATCGTTAAGGGCCAACTCGTGAGGACGATGATTCATTTCTGCCTGTGCAGAAATGATTTCGATGTACTTTTTCTTTTCCATAATTCTTGTTTTTTAATGGTTGATGGTGCCACGCACAAAGGCGTGGCGGTTTTCAGGCTGCTCCGTAAGTCCTTTTTTAGGCTGTTTCGGAATCGACGTAGCTGCGTGCCGTATCGTAAATCTCGGCAATCTGTTTTTTATCAAGACGATAGTAGCCCTTAATATTGTCCGAAAATTCTTCGAGCGTAAGCTTCGGGTCGTTATAGAGGGACTCGCAACAATATTCGAGACACTCGTCGTAATCCCAACACGTGCAGTAACGCTCCCAATAGTTGTCGCTGCCATAGCTGGCACAGCCGCATTCTTCGTCAGGTTCGTAAGGATAGACGGACGTGCAATGCTCGATAAGGTGGCAGACAAAGCTGTAACACTTCTGGACATCCTCGATAACTGTGAACTCATGGTCGGTGTGCGGTTCGTAATAACCGCAGGACATATTGATACACGATACGGTGACGCCATTGCTGCGCAATGCCTCGACATCGGTCATAAGACCCGTGCTGACGGCATATCCGTAGCTTGTGCAGTCGGCATCCTTGATGAACTCGTCCGAACAGATACTGTCAAAGGAAATACTTGTGACCATATCGCTGTTGCCGCGACGGTCGATCTGAGCACAGAAGCGACAATCGCTGAAGAAGCTGATGTCGGCGGCACTTGAGCCTACGCATCCAATCTCTTCGCCCACGAAGAACGCACACTTGAGAACGTCGTAACGCTCAAGGCATTGCAGGGCGATGAATATGCCGTTCTTGTCGTCGGCACCGAGACCGCACTGCTTGCGGACTTTTGGCGAGTAGCCGAAGATGACTCCTTGGCTCTCAACGCACACGAAGTCCTTGGGGTGAAGATGCTGCACCTGATCCATGTGTGCGCACAGGCAAGGATAGCTCTCTGCCTCGCCTTTGGTGACGAAGAGATTGCCGTACTCGTCCTGTGTGACAATGGCTGAGGGAACAGTTTTCTTGATGTGTTTCTTGATGAAACGACGCATGCGCTTTTCTTCGTCACTTGGCGAGAATACGCAATAAAGACTCTTGAGCAGGTCAAAATTCAATTCTTTCATAATTCTATTGTTTTTAAATCTAAATTGGTTGTACTTGGAAGGCAGGAGGAGGAAGGTCCTCCCGCCTTGGTTTTAGGCTACAACATGCTCTTGTTGTTTTCTGTACTCGGCTTCGGCTTTGTCGGCGCACTCCTCGGAGCAATAGTCTTCGCCGGTGATGTCTGAATAGCACTCGCTGTCATAATCGCCAGGATACCACTCGCCGCATTCGGCGCATTTGGAGTCTTTTTCGCTGTCAAGCCATGAATCGGCGATGCTGCTCCATACGGCATTGTCCTCATGGATATATCCGTCATGGTAATCAGACCATTTGCAGTCTGATTCGAGCTGATATTCGCCGTCAATGTCCTCTACGCAGTCGTCAAGGAGGCGATATTCCTCCTCTTTTTCCACGTAGCAGCATTCGTCGTCAAGCAGATAAGCGTCCTCGTAGTCAGACCAGTTCCATTGGTAGTCTCCGCTTGCGCGACTTCCGTTGATCTGGATGCGTCTACCATGATATATGGCGTTTTCGCTTTGGCTGCTATACATCCAATCTTCGTAGTAGTCGTCGTAAGTACTATCGCCTTCAGGAATAATGCACTCGTTCCACTCTGAATAATTGCCATCCAGCTCGAAATATTCATCCGTGGAATCGAGTTCGTAATCGTAATACGCAGAAGAGTTGTTGCAGGACGTGTTGTCGTTGTAGTCGTAATAGACGAACGAATCCTGATAACTGAGAACGTCGTTGTGTTCGAGATTACACTCAATATAGAGAGAAAGGTCGTGCATTGACTCACCGTTGTTTCGAACAAAGTTCCTATTGTCGTGACAACTGGCACCGACACGCTTGTAGCCGTCAATCTCGCCTGCCTTGATGAGCTTGTCAACAAGTATCTGCTTGAGGACATCGTCTTGACCGGAAGAGTATTGACGCTCGGCGAGGCGGTAATGATTGTTGTTCTCGTCCCATACGTCAGTATAGACAATGCAACGGGCGACAATCATATCGTCTTCGTCGGTGATGTAGGCAGCCTTGGCTTTTATGGCGTCACGATAGAAGGTGTGATGTCCTTTGTCTGTCATGCAGCTTCCAAAGTCGCCAAGACAGCGGTCACTATCATAGATAGCCTCGAAATCGTCGTCAACATGCAGGGTGTAATCGTTGCTGACACGCTGTTCTGCATAGACCTGCCAATCACGTGCGAACTCTTCGCCTATCCAGCGTTTGAGCTGTTCGGGCATATATTCGCGCGGGATGCGGTTTTCCTCGATACATCTGGAAATAAGCTTGCCTGCCTTCATCTTGAAGATTCTTCCACGCTCTATATTCTTGTAACGTATAGACTTGACGTCTCCGTCGGTGCATACACCGCGTAGGGTGTCAAGACTTAGTGTAGTGGAATAGAGAGTGTAGGGGAAATCTTTGTCAAAACTAAGGATGTACAATGTGTCTTCGCTATCGGGGTCATGGAGTGCAATGTCGCTTACCATGTGCTTAGCAAAGTTCTTCAGGTCGTCCATGTTGGTGGCGCGGAGGTAGTCGCAGTTGTCAGTCAACCTGTCATCCTGTTCCTTGAAACCGAGCCACCAGTGGAAGAGCTTTCTGTTCTTGAGGCAAGCCAAGAGAATCTTGTTCTTGCGTGACACAACGCCGTTGCCGTGCTTTACGACACCAAACAACTGCTTGAACTCGTCGTAATTCTTGAAACTCTTAATGTAAATCATATTCTATTGTTTTTAAATGGTTGATAATAGAAATCCCCACTCTCATTGTTGAGGGTGGGGATTGAGTTTCAGGCGATAAGTTTTCTTAGTACACTCTCCTTTTCGGGTGTGTCACACTTTTTGGATTTGTTTAGACTTAATAACCACGATACAGGATTCTTTTGACAAGCGGATACTCGTAATCTCCGTTCTGCGCTACGCAATAGGTAAAGCTTGGCTTGTTGTTCCAAAGCTCGACCCACAGACGGGAAAGTATACCGCGGCTGAGTATTCTATTATACTTCATGTTGTAGAATACTGTGTCGTACTTTCTTTTCTGGCAGCACAGTGCACGGCAGAATCCGTCAGACAGCTCACGTAGGGCGTCGTCGGTAAGCTCAAAATCAATCCACTCGCCGGACTTGCGGTCGTATACTTTCCGCTTGCTCAGAAAATCGTCCATTGTAAACTGCTTCTTGTCGTACGCTCTAAGCAGCCCGGCAAGAGTCTTGTAAGTTCTTTTCTTCATAATCGTATGTTGGTTGGTAATGTTCCTGTGTGTTATCCACACAGGATGATTCGGGCAGCAATGTGCTAATCGTGATAAGCTATGCTCACGATTTCGATTATGGCACGATGGAAGTCACGCTCCGCGCGTGGGTCTTCGTAACCGGTCATGCGGTTGTTGTGCATCTTACGGGCTGCAATCTTGGCTCTACTGATTTCTGCGAGCAGTGTACGCTCGAAATTCTTGTCGCATTTTCTGTCTCTAAGCATAATTCAAATTGGTTTTTATGGTTTGTGTGTGCCTCCGAGGATGGAGGCTTTTCAGGTCGGTTACTTTTCGTCCGTGTTGTACTCGAAGATGATATTGCCAGAGCACGTATAATTGAAGTACAAGACGATGGTGTTCAGCTTTGTGTTAGCATCAAGGGAATTTTCGTTGACACCGGTGCGGACGATTTCGAGCCATTGGCTAATCCGCGACTTTATGTCCGAGCTGAGAGGATGGTCCAGGACTTCGAAGTGTACGACATTTGAGCCGTATATGTACTTCATCTTGACAACGTGATGATGGACAAATCCTATCAGCACGCCGTGTCCGTCGCAGCAATACGTGTTATCGTCGAAAAGATCGTCGAAGAGAACGTCGCTGCATAGGTCTTTCTCGTTGATGGGGCAGGGGATGTGTATTTTCATAATCCGTAATGTTTTAAGTGGTTGATAATTGTTAAGGATGCTACTTGCTGACAAATAGCATCATTATATTCAGGCGATGCGGTAAGCGGAAACGACATGGTCGTAAAAACCACGCGCGGTGTCTTCATCCATGAGAGGAGAGTCTACGAGTGCATGGCCGATTTTGTCATTGATACACACGCTGTATCTGTCTCCCCACGTCCACTTGATAATCTTCACGGTGTACTGATAGTTGGATTTCTCGTCTATCACGTCACAAGCGAGCAATGGGTCGTTCGTTAGGATTTCATCTAACTCATTCCTTTCCTTTTCTGTCATAATTCTTGCGGTTTTGGTTTGTGCGTGATGGAGAATTTCATCCCCATCGTTTTAGGCTTTACAAACAGGAGGTGTTGCCCGTACTAAAGAGTTACTTTTGCGGCGTTGTCAGCTGGTCGCAGATTGCGATGCGCTGACTGGCGCGGATAAGCTTCGGAAGGTACTTGTCGAGGCTGTCGTAAGGAAAGCCTGTCATCTTGTTGAGTTCCTTTGTATGCCTGTTTATGAGTGGAGTACCGAGGATTTCGGCTGCTTTGACCGCATCCTCATTGTAACACTCGTAATAATCGCCTACACGGAAAAGCAACAGGCAGTCGGGATGCTTCTTCCTAATCTCTGCCCATTTTTTGTAGGGTGTCGGTTTCTCGGGCTGCGGAACGTACGACTCCTCTGTGTGAGAAATCGCTTCTCCGCACATGTAGTAGATGTCGCTCGAACGGTAGCCGAGAGTTTCGTAGAGATAGTATTCTATCTGCTCTGTCTCCCACTCGTCGGGACAGCCTTTGATTGTTCGGACGGTACCTGTCTGATAATCCATAATTGTTATTTCCATAATTCTTGATGTTTTGGTTCGTAGAAATCCTTACTCTTACGGGTAAGGATTGTTTTGGGCTTGTTAGTGTTTGTCGAACATGAGCATGTCTACCATTCTGTAGAATGTGTATCCGTCAACTTGGTTGTAGATGAATCCGATGAAACGACGGCGGGATTCCATGTTCAATGAGCGGTAATAACTCTTGAAATCGGAATAGTTCCCGTTTATCCATGCCTCCCAAATAAGGCACATCATTTCCATCTCGTTGTGTACTTCGTAGTACTTTGCCTGCTGGAGCAGCGTCTTGCTTCTTCTTGTCATAATTCTTTGTTTGTTGGTTCGTAGTGGGGAGGCTGGCTCCCCTTGGTTTAGGCTATCTGCCGAAGTATTTGCGCTCGAAATCTTCATAACTCTCGCAGTTGAAGACAATCGCAACGCATTTCAAACCACGGGCAATTAAACTCTGTTTGACTTCTTTTGTAAGTTGTTCGCCTGTGTACACCTCAAAAGGAGGGAACACGAAATAATCCTGTGTCATAATAATTCTGTTTTGGTTAATAGACCCCACAATCGTGGGGATTTTTAGGCTGTGGCTTACTTGCCGGCTTTCTCGTTCACGTAGGCTACAAGACGCTCGAACTTTGCGTCGTTTTCTTCTGTGCTGTAGAACGGATTGAATGAGAAATACTCATTGTAAGTGAGGGAATCTACGCCTTTTTTGTCCTTATTGTAGCCAACGCAAACGCCGATTTGGGCAGATATGCAGGGATCTACCACAATAGATATGCCCAGATGCTTGTCAAAAAATGTTCTTCTCTGCATCTCCTGTATTTTTGGGAGGATTACTTTGGCTATCCTCTCAGACTCTGTAAGCTTTTTCTTTTCCATAATTCTAATTTTATTGGTTGTCTTGAGCCGTGACACGCACAATAATAGTGCTGCCACGGCATTTTCAGGCGATGAAGGCTACAGTGAGGAATTTTCCGTCATAACCAAGAAATTCAACGTGTGTATACATTTCCTGCATCTTTGCGAAAACTCTTTCCATAAACACAGCACCTTTGCACTCAATTCTTCTTGTACTCATAATTCTGTAATTTTATTTGGTTAACTGGAAGGTAGCCAAACGGCTACCCTTTTTAGACTAACCTCGTTTTTCGAGGGCTACACTGACGAAATAAGGAAGACTCTCACATTTTACCTCGTTCCATTCGCAGTTAACAACGGCACTCACATACTTGCTCTCCTGCTTGTGAATAAGACGGGTAATTGTACTTCTGCTTATAGTGGAAGATTTTTCCACCTCAAAACTGGCGTGAGCCATATTTCCGTCCTGTGAAAAATCAACAAGTCCCTGTCTTCTCGCTACTGCGACAATTCCGTGAAAAGCGTTGATAAAAACGTATTTCTCGCCATCAAAATACACGTCGATGCGTGTGTGATTTTCTTGCGTCTTAAAGTATTCCATAATTCTAATTTTAGTTGTTAATGATGTGCGGACGCATCATTTGTGATACGTCCATTTTAGGCTTAGAAACAGCGCGGACGGGAGAAATGACGCTCTATCTCCTTCGCCTTTCTGTCTGCTTTCGCAGCTCTCCGTGAATACTCGCGCTCGTCAAGGTGTCTTCTCTCACACTCAGCTGAAATAACTCTCTTGTAGCTTGCCACAATCGCAGCAAGAAACATTCTGTCTCCGTTTGTCATAATTCTTTTTGTTTTGGTTAATAGAGCCACCCAAATAAGAGTGGCGTTTTGGCGTGAACTATTCGCTGACATTGAAGAAAAGAACTTCTTCTTTTTCGTTGATAATCAGATGTAAGTCAGGAGAGAGCTTGTCAATTATATTCATCCTTTCATGGTTCCATTTGTAGACCGCTATCCACACTCCCACAGGAAGCGTGTGACTTTCTCTCGTTCCGTAGAACTCTTTTGTGTCCACAGGGCTGACGTGCCAATAGATGTTCCACTGACCATTGTCAAGTCCTTCACATCTGATCGCGTCAATCAATAAAAATGTCTTGTACTTCATAATCCTTTGTCTTTAAAGGTTTAATTATCGTACTACCCCAAAACAGGGTAGCAATTAAGGCTCAATACTTTCCAAGCACAATTTTCGTACTGCTCAGGATTCTGAACTCGGCTTGAGGAGGATCTTTTCCAAGCGCTCATTCTCACGCACGAAATTCTTGAAGAATCCGTTGCCAATTTTCGTACTGCTCCAGAAATAGAGCAGAAACAACATGTAAAGGATTCCAAGCACACTGATTATCGTACTGCTTAAAATAAGCAGACACGGAACAAGCTGAAGGTTTCCAAGCACAATTATCGTACTGCTACGTAAAATCTGTCTCTTTGTCATAATTCTGAATTTTAATGGTTTACTGGAAGGTAGCCGTTTGGCTACCCTTTTGAGGCGGATTAGAAATACCTGTCACGCAGGTATAACACATAGTTCTTGAATCTACTTATATATGGGTCACGGGCTGCAAAACAATGGTTAGCAAAATCCGCACGTGTCAAAAATCCCATGTTGTAGACTTCAATGGCGTGCTCAATCTCTGAGTACATAGCCCATAAATTTACATTCGTTGTTTCCATAATTCTTTTAGGTTTGGTTTGTAGACCCCACAATCGTGGGGATTTTTCTTAGGCTATACGGAGAGGTTTCGCGTACGTTCTGCATACATCAAACGCAGGATGCTCAGGCGTACGCTCTGACGTGTCGAATAATCGTACTTCCACATATCCCATGTCCCTGGCATCTGTGAAATAATTCCAAGCGTCATGGAAATTGTCAAAACCCATGTAATGTACGTGCGGATGCTCACCGTATGTGACACAATAGCTCTCTTTGTAATATTTGCTCATAATTCTTTGATTTTGTTGGTGAACATTGGTAGAGCAGCCACAAGGACCGCTCTAATTTGCCTTAGGACGTGCATCTTGGCACCGTGTTTGTCAAAATATTACTCCGAGTAACCAGCTCGTCGAGTTACGGCTTGCGCCGCACGGCTCACGCCCTACCACGTAACGCAGTGGCAGCGTCAGTTTTCTTTGCAGTTATACTAAAAAACTGCATAGTGTTTTAGATGTCTCCACATCGGTATGTTAGTTGTTGCAGAGCCGTAACGTATGAAACATACGTTCATGTAGGTTGCTCACTCTATCCACCACGATAGAGGTCGATTTCTCACGAATCTCACGTGAACGCTCTTAAAACGTAGAATATGAATTATGAATTATTTGATTTGTCCCGCTGCTCTCACGCCGAGCACGTTCTGCGAACCTTCGGTATTGCCGTTCGTAATTCCGCTCTTCTTGCTTCGCTGCCTTCAGTCATCGCTGCTTTCCCTTACGTCTTGTCAACTGCTAAGTTCCAGAGCTAAGGGCTTTTCGTGGTGGTGGATGTCTTTTCCACAAGTCACGGAAAACCCTGTCGGACAAATTGCCCAACCTGTGCCTGTGCGAGGAACAAACAAGAGAGTTTGTGTCGCTGAAACAATGGTTAACGGAATTTCAAACGGCTTTCCTAATGGTCGCTGCCGTCAGTGTTCCCAATAGGGAACGTATGATTATAGTCACACATAAGGGATTCGAACCCTTACAATAGCGTTCCAAATGTGTGGACACAAAAAAGGTAGCCACTTTTGGTGTGGCTACCTTTTCCTGTGTGGTGTAATGTTCTCTTACTTGCTTTCTTCTAATTCAGCCTCAAGTTGTTTCGCCTCCGCCATAGCAGCAGCAGCGGCGGCACGTGCGGCGGCTAATCTTTCAGCCTTAGAACGGCGTGCGGTTGTTTTGGCGTCCGCTTGTTCCTTTGCTTTCTGATAGTCTTCTATCATGCCACACATAACGCTTGCCAATTTTGCGATTGATGTTATATCCACGCTTTCAGACTCTAAAGAGCCTAATCTGCCGTTAGTGTGTGTCCAGTCCACAAAATTAGTGGACATTCCACGCATATGCGCTACATTTTGGGCGGCAAACGACAACGCAGTGTTGGCGAACGCTGCGAACTCGTTATCTTGCCATAATGCGTAATTAACGGCATTGTCAAAAGCGGCTTTTGCCTTCTGATATGCCACATATAACAAATGAAGTGAATCATACGATGAAATTCTTTTGTCGTCGTCCTTTGCTGATTCTGCAATTACCTGTGTGCGTAACTCGTTACATACGGCAACGTTGGACGTTACCACATTGCTCTCATTCAGGATGCTCTGAATTTCTTTTACTGAATACTTAACCATGTTGTTGTATTGTTATGTTATACCGCATTGTTTCCTGTGTGTGCGGTGCGGTATGTGCCGTATACACACAGGGACGTAAGCCACGGCACACATAGTGTGTGCCTAACCTTTGACTGCTGTCACCCTATAAAAAGCAAATATCATACCTATAAATATTGAATTAACATTTTTAACAATTAGCCAACTCGCTGATATATAGTAAGTTAGCAAAAAATTGATATGAATAAATATTCATCAAGTGTATAAAGACTGACAAAGTGACAAAATTAACTTAAAATACCTTAATTGTCAGTGACAAAGTGGCAGTTGTTAGAAAAGTTTAACTTTCGTGGAACATTACAATATGAATAAATATTCAGTCAGAGAAAATAATATAATGATGTAATGTGTTGTAAACCAACGAGTTACAAAAAATAATAATATGATGGAGCGTGAAACATTGAAATTGTTACAAATTGGCGTTTTAACAAATATTATACCATATAATATGGACAAAATGACCCCCACCCCCCCCGACGGCGGACGCTTGGCGCTTTGTAGTCACTTCACCTGAAAATTTTTTCTTTTTTTCTAACTTACTGACAATTAACACCTTATATTTGTCTTTCTGGTCTTTTAGTAGGGCATAAATAGTGAATATTAATACTTGATGTTAATTCATTGTGAATGACTGTGAACGACTGTTAACCTGTATATATATACATATTGGGTTTCGGGTTTTTGTTTGGGGTCGTATGGTCGGGTGTCGGGAACATTGTTATGATGCGTTTTGTAATGATGCAGCTTATCTTGCATCGTATGGAGGGAATTATGCAGCAAATTATGTTGTTTTATCGGTATAGTGCAGTATTGAAGGATAATTATTACGTATCTTTGTGTGTGCGTGTATGTAGGGTATAGGGATTTAAGCAGAATAGCTGCACCTACCCGACATATAGGGAGAAAAAGCTGCATCGGATGCTGCATAAGTCTTGTTGGGAACTGCATAGCTTGGAACGGCTTTGCGTGAACAATGTAAAAAGGCTTGCCAGTAGGTCTTATGACGTATGGTGATAGGTCTTATTGCGGGGACAAAGTTAGCGATTTGTCTTTTGCTGTGCAATAGTCTTGCTGGATAGTCTGGTGTGGTTTGAATGTTAAAGTTTTTAACTTTTGCATTTTGTGGCATGGCTGCTATGCGGTTGTGAAGAGATGGAGGAGATATGGGTACCGTTCAAAGAAAGGAGTAACAATGATTGAGAAAGAAGATATTAAGATAGGTTTAGAGTTCATTCTTCCGATCAGATTGAGAGAATACGAAGAAGAGGTGGCAAGATTTCGTCATCGTCAAATAATGGGCGAAGACTGTCCTGTATTACCGAGGTACAGGACAGATTTAGAGACTCTTGAAGGATTTAAAATCATTGCAACCTTAGGTCGTCCTTTTTTTAAGGTTGTAGATAGTCCGAGAGAGTATTTTAAGACCTCCTCTAAACCTCATCATTTAGGATCCTTTGTAAGAGTAACTTGTGACGAGATTGAAAATAAGGTATTTTACCTTTCAACTAAAGATATTGAGGGGCGTGGTGAGACATTAATATAGAAAAAGGTTGAATCAAAGAAAGGAGAGTAACAATGATTAACAGAGAGGACATTAAGAAGGGCTTGAAGTTTAGGATGCCCAACGATATAATCAGGAGGAAGTATCAAGTAGCGAGCTTTCGAGGTGCTACGGATATGTGTGAGTCTATCCAGTATCTGACAACGCTGAAAACTCCGCACGGAGACAAAAAAACTATGTGACACCCAAAGTGCCGCTTTTCGAGGTGTGCGGCGGTCCGAAACTGATAAGCTCCGCCGATAAGAAAGACCCGCATTGCGCATGGTTCGGCGAGTACATCAAGGTGCGCAGCGATGCGCTCGGGAAGAAACCGCTCTACATATCCCTGTACGACGTGATGCAACACGGAAGACGTGCCATCGACGCTGATTTCTACCCTATTTTCAGTACGGAGAACCCGAAGAACAACTGGGCGTACAACACCTTTTTTGCCGGCAGTCGTAGCGGCTGTAAAAGATTCCGTATGGAGTATTACGGATTTACCTCTGACCCAGTTGGCGTTCTTGCAAAGCCTTCCGCGTTTACTAAGCAGCCAACTGGAGATGCCGATGCCTTCCGAGACATTACCAACGGCATGTACGACACCTTCAAGGCTAAAAGTTCCGATTACGGCAATAGTTTCTCGGAATTGTTTGCGGAGTGCGGCATGACATACGCCTACGGACACATGGCAGAGAAGTTGAAGCGCGTGAAGTCACTGATGTCTGACGAGGCGAAGGTGAAGGGCGAGAGTATGAGAGACTCATTGCTTGACCTCGCCAACTACGCGGTTCTTACAATCATGGAACTTGACAAAACAAAGAAATAATTGCAACTTTAAATCTAATAATATGCAAGAGATTGTATTTAGGAGTAGCGACAATCAGGCGCTGACAACGAGTGCGATTGTTGCGGAGAAGTTTGGCAAGGAGCATAGCGACGTTCTTAAAGCCATAAAAAGTTTATTTACGACAGGGGAAAAATCCCTTTTCGTTGAGAACCAGCAACTTGCGAAGATGTTTGCCCTTACGGAGGTGGAACAGCCGATGCCTGTTGGTGGCGGTGTGAAGAAGCTGCCTCTCTACGTGATGAACCGGGACGGCTTTACTCTCTTGGCTATGGGCTTTACTGGGGCGAAGGCTTTGGCTTTCAAGCTGGAGTACATGAATGCCTTTAACGCTATGGAACAGCAGATACGTCAGAGCAGCGGAGTCCCTCAGTCGTTCGCTCAGGCTCTTATGCTTGCTGCCAAGCAGCAGGAGATGATAGAGGCTCAGCAGAAGCAGCTTGAGGTGCAGCAGCCTAAGGTGGAGTTCTTTGATGCTGTCGCTGAGAGCAAGACTGCGATTGAGATGAAGCTTATCGCGAACACTCTGCACTTCAAGAATGTCGGCAGGAACAAGCTGTTCTGCATCTTGCGTGAGCAGGGCATTCTCAACGGCGGCAACGTGCCTTACCAGAGATACATAGACTGCGGTTATTTCAGGACCATCGAGCAGAAGTATACGGTTCCGAGCGGCGAGACGAGGATCAACATCAAGACTCTCGTGTATCAGCGTGGCTTGGACTATATCCGCAAGATGCTGAAGCGTCTCGGATATGTGGAGGCTGAAGGTAGTTTATTTTAATCATTAATCAATTATAGAGAATATGAATACTAAGAACATTATCCTTGCATCGGCTTTGCTGGTGTTTGCCATCATCATCGGTACGTTGGTGGCGGGTTATTTCAGTTACAACAACCGCGAGATTTCGCTTCGTCAGCAGGCTGAGGCTCAGCGCGGCAAGATTGAGGGCGTGCATGACAAGATGTGGAAGATCATCCAGCAGAAGGCTCAGGTGACTGACGAGTACAAGGGGACTTTCGAGAAGATTTATCCGCAGCTCATCGCCGGTCGTTACCAGAACGACAAGGGTACGATGATGAAATGGATAAAGGAGAGCAACCCTAACTTCGACGTGTCGCTATATCGTGACCTCATGCAGTCGATAGAGATACAGCGCTCGGAGTTTCAGACCGCCCAGGAGCGTATGCTTGACATCATCCGTGAACATGAGACGCTCACCCGTACTTATCCTGCGCGTTGGTTCGTGTCTAACACGATGCCTATAGAGTATAAGGTGATTTCGTCGTCGCGCTCGAAGGAGGTGATGATTGAGGGCGAGGACAACGACGTGGATTTGTTCGGCAATAAGAAGTAGGCTTATGGAGGTCCTTGTCTTTCTTCTTCCTTTCTTCGTGTCGGCTTTCCTGCTGATATTCTTCCGTGAGCAGACGACGTGGTGGGAGCACGCTGTGCTTATCGTCCCTTCGCTGCTTGTGGGCGTAGGTCTGCTGTGGACATTCAAGCGTGCCGAGTCGAGTGATACGGAGTATCTTGGCAGCTATGTCACGAAGATACGCTATTATGAGCCGTGGAACGAGCTTGTCGCACACACCCGTACCTATACAGACTCAAAGGGCAACACTCATACCAAGACCTACTACGTGACAGAGGAGCATTCTGAGAAATGGGCTTATTCCGACCATTCCGGACGTGAGCGTGACTGCTCAAATGACGTCTTCTCTGCTATGAAAGAGCGTTTGGCTGCTTCTCCTGTCTTCGTGGACATGCACCGTGACTATGACACCCGCGACGGCGACGCTTACGATTATCCGTGGGACGGTCGTGACGTTACTCTATATCCTGTGACCCGCGAGCACGAATACGAGAACAAGGTGAAGGCTTCGCGCTCGGTGTTCAAGTTTGAGGATATCAGCAAGGAGGATGCTCGTCGTATCGGGCTGTATGACTACCCTGAGATATGGCTGCGCGACCAATGCCCTATACTCGGGGCCAAGTTTTCCGCCCGTCAGGAGCGTGCCGTCCGTGTGCTCAATGCGCGATACGGACCTCAGAAACAGTTTCGTCTGTATCTGCTGTTCTTCCGTGACAAGCCGATATCCATTGTGGAGAAGCAGCGCTCGTACTGGCAGGGTGGCAACAAGAACGAGCTTGTGGTGTGCGTGGGGCTTGACAGGAACAACCGCGTGACATGGAGTGACGCTTTCTCCTGGTGTGACTCGCCGGTGCTTGCCGTGAAGAGCCGTGACTGGTTTATGAGCAATCGTCTTGACCTCTGCGCCTTTGTCTCCTATATAGAGCCTATCGTGCAGAAGGAATGGAAGCGCAAGGACTTCTCTGACTTCAAGTATGTGTCGGTGGAGTTGAGCGACGGGCAGTACTGGACCATCGTCTTCCTCATGCTCCTGCTGAATGTGGGACTGAGCGTGTGGATTGTAGGTAACAACTATAGGAATTAGCGTTATGAGTAAAGGGAAGTATCGTAACAAGGCGCCGTTTTCCACATTCCGTCCTGATCCTCGCCATTGGACTCGCAAGGGCAGTTCTTGGAAGCAGAAGGTAGGGTATGATACGGAGGATGATGCTTGGGAGTTTCTGAATCAGAATCCGAAGCTGAAGGCACTTGGCTGGCATCCTTACTTGTGCAGGGTTTGCTCTATGTATCATATAGGTAGATTACATAATAAATAGTTGAGATATGAAGAATTATAGATTTATCGTAAGCCTGAGCGCTTTTGAAGTGTCAGGTAGTATTGAGAAAGAAAAAGAAGTGAAAGATATACAGCTACGACTGCTTTCGGACAAGGCAGGTATGACTGGATTGTGCAAGGCTGGAGTTATGCGGTATTGTTGTAACGACTACCATCGCCATCATGATGAGTATCAGGATTTCTTCTTTCAGGCAGAGAATGCCATCGAAGCATTAGAAGTGGGTCTTGACCACTATAAGAAACAGGATTTGGAGAAAATGAATAGTATGAGTGTAGATCTTATGTTTGTGGATGATTCTGTGTCCTACGAGCATGCGAAGCAAATGAGCGAAAGTGTGGCTAAGGCTTGTATAGACGAATATTACCAGAACGAGTTTAAACGTCAAGGTTTGCAGTAGTTGTATGAAGAAGAAAGGATATTACGAATACGACCCTGTTATCTATCCGAGAATGATATGTGTCTCTATTGGTATGAACCAAGAGGATGCCAACAAGTGTTTTGAAGGTAGAAATGGCGAGGTTTTGAAAGTTGATTTCTCCAATTCTGACGCAATAACCTACGATGAAGTTAGGGAAAAGGCGAATAAGAAGCTTTGTTCATTTATTAATTTTGCAAGCAAGGATTCTATGAGGATGGGGATTTGTTGTCACGAGGCTTCTCATGCCTGCGATGCCATCGAGGATGCTATTGGTATGGAGCACGGCGGCGAACCTTCTGCCTATCTGATTGGTTGGATTGCGTCTTGCATCAACAAGGCTCGTTTGGGTATTGGTAATTTCGTTGAACTAAAAGATAAGGAGGAATAGCTTATGATAGAGAAGTCAAAGATAAAAAAAGGATTGATATTTTGGAAAAACTGCGAGTCTGTTATACGAATTCCCAATAGTAATATCTATATAAAATCTCCCGCGGGTTTGATGCAAATAGAAGAATTTGTAAACAACGACCTTGTTACATGTTCTTTTTATTGCAAAGAGTTGTTTGGCGCTCAAGTTGTTGTTGCTTCTGATTACATTAAGAAATACGCAACAGAAATTGTGCTTGATAATGCTGACAGACAGGAGATGATAGATTTGCATAACTCTATCGCTTTTGAAAAGCTTATTAATCATGATTGGTCTGCAAAAGTTCCTGACAGTCTAAAAAGGCGTGTAAGCAACTTTCTTTGCCGTGATTTCTATCAAAAATACAACTTAAAGGAGGAATAGCTTATGTATTTAGGATTTAGTAACATTTGTGACATTGATGTGCTAAAAGGGAAAACACTCGTTAATGTCGAGAGATGCTTCTATGACTCAAACGATGCTTTGCTTTTCAAAACCGCTGATGGAGAAATTTACATTATGACGCACGACCAAGAGTGTTGCGAGAATGTATCTATAGATGATATTTGCGGCGATTTTGCTGATTTACTGAATGAGGAAATGCTGACAGCGGAAGAGTTAAATGACGACTATCCTGTAGATGAAGAATGTATTGAAGCTACTTATACTTGGACATTTTATCATTTAGCAACGTTCCATGGAGATGTCACTATTCGATGGTTTGGAACAAGTAACGGCTATTACTCCGAGAGTGCGGGATTGTACAAAATTAGTGAGGAAGATTATAATGATTTGTAGCAAGTGGCACGTAGGGAGGGCGCATAAGAAACAACAAACATAAAGAACAGAGATATGGCAAGAAAGAAGGATTATAGCAAGGAGCGTATGGCTCTTTATGACAAGTTCGTGGAGGTGTTTAACGAGACGGACGGGGCGATGCCTGGCGACGAGATATTGTCGGCTATTGCGGACTTCGCGGGTGTTACTGTGGCGTATGTGTCACGGGCGGTGGGGCTTGACCAGGAGAAGGTGCTGTTCGCTTTCTTTGACCTGTTGGTAGGGGCAGCACAGAAGGCGAAAGAGGAATGCGGAGAGGAGAAGGGAAGCTGATGAAGTGCAGGGACTGTGTTATGTTTCGGGAGGAGGACGCTGACAGTCCTCCTGCCTGTTGGAGAGGCGAGAAGGAGGAGTTTGCGAGAGGTGATGATGAGGCTTGCGACCGCTACCGACCGCTGAAATTCGCTTACAAAAGCTGAAAATCGCTTACAAAAGCTTACAAAAAAAGGAATAAGATAACTATAAAAATAAATATTACGTATGGAGAAGAGATATATAGGGATTGACCCTGGGGTGCATGGGGGCATTGCAGTGCTTTCGGCTGACGGATCGGTTGTAGAGGTGGTGAAGATGCCGGGGACTGCTCGTGACTTGCTGGACTTTCTTCGTCGTTATAAGGACGATAGTGCCTGCGTGTTGGAGAGGGTCGGCGGTATGCCGGGTAACGGCGCTCATGCGATGTTTAACTTCGGTAAGGGTTTCGGCCATCTTCAGATGGCGCTTCTGGCGTTGGAGATTCCTACTGAGGACGTTACCCCTAACAAGTGGGAGAAGGCGTTCCAGATGGGCAGCTCGGGGAAGTTCACGAAGAGAGAATGGAAGAATCTGCTGAAGGCTAAGGCTCAGCAGCTGTTTCCGAAGCTCGGCAGAAAGGTGACGCTTGACACGTGCGATGCGCTGCTGATAGCGGAGTATGGCAGGAGGTTAGGGCTGTGAGGGCTGCTTGGTGATGATTAATTATTGTTAAATGTTATAAAAGGATTATTGTTATGATAGATTTTGGTAAGAAGGTTTATTCGGGTAATTTCCTGATTATGAAGAAGGTTAAGACTTTGAGTAAGAAGGAGATGGCTCGGCTCCGTGAAATGAACGGGACGAATAAGGAGCTGTGTAAGAAGTTGAGCCGTTCGGGGCTTCCCTATATCCGCGTGGAGACTATCGGCGGCGACTGGGCTGTGGAGTTTATGCTTGGCACTACTGCCTATGACGCCATCGAGGCGCTTGACGTGAAGAAGGACTGGCGTGGAGACTGGAGAGTGACCGGCGTTGACGGCGAGAACTCGAAGTTAGTGTTTACGAGCATGTATATGGACACTTCTGTGGTGGGTGACGAGCAGTATCAGGCAGACAAGTGCAAGGCTCTGACGGAGTATCTGAAGCGTGCCGGAGAGAAAGCCGTGGACAAGATGGAGGAAACTTACGGGCCTTTGGACGTACTTGGCAACAATGACGAGCCGGGAAAGGAGGTCAGCGATGGCAAAGAGTAGCGGCGAGTATATCGACATGCTGTTCTCGCAGCTTCTCACGATGAGCATGGACGACAAGTATGAGTTTCAGGCTCTTCGTGGCGACTGGGGCAATACGAACAGCGCTAAGTATAACGACATGTTGGCTCGTTTCTGCCGTAACATACGCGAGCTGGCAAAGAACTGCCCTGTGAAGTATTTTGCCTTTGCGTTCTATATGTTCGATGGCAGGATATACGAGGTGGTGGATGTGAGCGTCATCGAACAGGCGTATCAGCTGCTTTTGGAGAAGCTCTGTGTGGCGCCGGTGATGAACCGTACGAGCCTTCGCAAGGAGATATTCATCGCGACGATAAAGAACTATAACACTCTTGTGCCTCAGTTTGACATCGTGGCGTTCAGAAACGGCGTTGTGGACTTCACCTTATCCCGCAAGACGAAGCCCGAGGCGATGCCGTTCTCTCCGCATTATCACGTGACATACTATCATCCGTACGACTTTGACCCTAAGGCGAAGTGCCCGCTGTGGAACCGCTTCCTTATGGACGTGCTTCCAGACAAGGACTCGCGTGACATCCTCCAGATGTTCCTCGGTCTTGGTCTTGTCCAGCGCGGTGACGCCTTTAACGTGTATGACGGCAAGGTGGTGAACAAGATAGAGCTGTGTCTGATGATGATCGGTTCGGGCGCTAACGGCAAGAGCGTCATCTTCGAGGTGATGTGTGCGCTGTTCGGTCCTGACCGCATATCGAAGATGGACTATGCCGACCTGACCGCCGACGGTGACGAGGGCATGCGCGGTCGCTATCCTATCCGTAACGCCATCTTCAACTGGTCGAGCGATTCTGACGTTCGCAAGTTCGGCAAGAAGAACACGGGTATGTTCAAGCGCCTTGTTAGCGGCGAGCCTATTACTTACAGAAAGTTAGGCGAGGACGTGTTTGAGTCGCGCTCTGTGCCTTACCTTATCTTCAGTCTTAACAGCGAGCCAGAGAGCAACGACACGTCTCTTGGTATGATACGCCGCTTGCAGTATGTGAACTTCGAGGTGACCGTCCCGAAGGAGAAGCAGGATCCTGAATTGGCTTCGAAGATTATCAACAAGGAGCTTTCCGGTGTATTCAACTGGCTGCTTGAGGGCGAGAGGAAGCTCAGAGAGCGTCACTTCAGATTCCCTGAGGCAGAGGGTTCGAAGAAGCATCGTATCATGGCTTATCTGAAGAGCCAGCCGGTGCTTTCCTGGCTGATGGCTTACGACATCAAACACCAGCGCCGTGTGTCGAACGAGATTGGCCTGAGGATTCCTGTGTCGTTGCTCTATGAGAGCTTCGTGCAGTTCTGTAACGACAATAACCTCGACGACAATGATATTCCTTCGAGCAACAAGTTCAGTAGGGTGTTGTGGGACGACTGCCACTTTGTGAAGAAGAAGACCCCGAAGTGTATTGCTTATGAGGTGTATGGCGTGACAGAGGCTGACCTTAGACAGCACTTCATCATATCCGAGATGACAGGTAAGGACTATGGTGAGGAGGTAGGGTTTATCAAGGAGGATGTGAAATGATAAGATAAACATTAAGAAGAAATGGAAGATAAGGAGAAGATAGAGCAGCCTTCTTTGGATATTCAGAAGATTTTAGATGATGTGATGGCTGCTGAGAGCACAGATGTGGTGTTTCTCGGTAAGAAGAGGAAGATAGGGTGGCTTAGCAATGGCACGGTGCGACGGTTTACGCATGTGGTGATGAAGGAGAAGAACGAGGCGAAGCGCAACTGCAAGCTTTGTGCCTTGGTACTTCTTAACAACATCTGGAAGATACGTCTGCGCTATGCGCTGCTTTGGCGCTGGCTGTACTATGTGAAGGATGTGAATGCGGTGGAGATACTTCGTGTGGTGGATGTGGCGAAAAAAAAAATTCCATCGACAGCGTGCTCTCTGCTTACCATATTAGCGACCGGGATGACGGACGTGATGATGGCGATGACAAAGGAGGAAGTAAAAGCTATCCAAGCCGAACAAGCTGGGGCGCAGCCTACTCGTTAGCCGAGAAGTTCGGCTTCCTCTTTGAGCGTAAGTTCGGTATAAGGGCTTACGACTACTGGTGGGGCTATACGGCGGCTCAGATTGGGCTGATGGTGGCTGACCAGCCTCTTGTGGTGTACCCGAAGGGTGAAGCCAAGAACGCCGACGGCAGCAAGAAGCATACGGCGGAAGAGATGGACAAGCTTTGGGATGACTGGCAGAGGAAGAAGCAGAAAGAGGGTAGCTTAGTGGGAAAGAAGGTGAACCTCGGTGAGTATTTGAAGGGAGGCTTGTGATATTTATTGTTAACTTTTATTAAGGATATAATATGATAGAGAAGTTTGTTGAGATTGTGGAGGACAAGGCAGCTCTTGAACTTGGGCTGCGTGTGATAATGGAGGTGGCAGAAACTAAGAATCTGCCGCCTGTTGGGGTGCTTCCCACGTTTAATGACGAGCTTATTGCTGATATGTTTAACAAGACGCTTGAGCTTGTTGCGGGGAAGAAGTTTCCTGAGGACGTGGGCAACTCGGGAGGAATCGGGTTCTTTGCAGAGAAGGACTAAGGGCAAAAGAAAAGCGGCTACCATCACAGGTAGTCGCTTTTTTGTCAAAACAACATGTAAATAATCACTTATACGAAACATCCATTGCAAAAATACGATATTATTTTATTATTACCTTGAGTGGCAGCTTGCATTAACACTGGTTAACTATTTCTTTTTCTTTTGCGCTGTTGCCATTCCGTTTTGGAAGATGAGGCATTCCTCGCAGCGGTTGGGGTATTGGACCGGTAGGTGGAAATGGACGGTGTTGGACTCGGTGTCTATCTCGTCCTGCTTGATCTTGTTGTAGTCTGCGATAAGGGAGACTATCTTGAGCCAGTCGGGTGAGCCTTTCGTGGCTTTCTGCTCTGCTGCTACGAGCTTTCGCAGGATGGACTCCTTGGAGGTTTCCTTGGTAAGCTCCTCGGCTGTTATTTCCTCGGTCTTTGGGGCATTCCTGCCTTGCAATTCAGCGATGCGTGTCTGTACTGAGTCGAGTGATTCGAGCTTGGCTATTTCCTTTTGGAGTTCTGCTTTTGGCCAGGTAAGTCCTTTGCCGTTGAAGGCTACAGCCCAAGCATCGTGCTGCGACCATCCTACTGCCCGCAGGTCGGCGTAGATGAGGTAAGCGGGGTCTGACATGCCGTACTTCTTCTTGAGAGAGTGGACGGCTACTGAGAGTGTGTAATCTGACATAATGTATGGTTATTTAATCTTTATTGTAGATAAATTTTATGAGGCACACGCAGTTGGTGTGGAACGGGGGGAAGGGGTCGCCGAAGTGATGGACGTAGGCGGTTTCGTCATCACAAATTGGACAGGGATATGAACTGCCTCTATGGACTGTGAAGCCTATGGCTCCTGACTCCTTTCCGTACTGCTGTTCGGCTATTCCCCATGCTACGGCTACCATCTGGCGGGCGTTCCTTGTTATGTTCTGGAAGGCTGAATGGAAGATGCCTTTGCCGTAGGACGGTGTGGCTATGCTGATGTCCTTTGTCCTTGCCTTCGTGATGACAGAGGCGAGGTAGGGATTCTTGTAGCCGGTGCGGACGGATGAGAGGAGCTGCGTGTCGGTGTAACCCATCATAATGCCTGCCTTGGACATTCTTACGATGTCCTCGGCGAAGTTACGGAGGTATATGGCAGTTCGCTGTGCCGATGTCTTGCCGTAATATTCCGACGTTAGGAAGCTCTCTACCTCTTTCGAGGAGACGTTGAGGTGTGTGGTGGCGGCTACGGCGTAGTCATGGATCTGACGTTCGATGCCGTCTGCGAGCCTTGAGGTAATGGCACGTGCTTCGCGGAGCAGCGCCTGCTCGTTGGAGAGGACGTTTCCGCGACGGTACTTCCCTGCCGCCTGCGTGATTTGCTTGGCGGCAGAGAAGAGGAGCTTTGTGATGCGTGACTCGCAGGCGAGCTGCGCCTTGGAGCGAAGTGTGGCGTATTCTGCTGACATAGTGTTGGGAATTATTTGGTGATGGGCCTCACTGAGCCTTTCTGAGCCTCTTTTTAGTGTTTGTGATTGTAGCCATCCCAGTTGTTTCTGCCAGGGTAATTATTGTTCTCGTCCCAGTCTTTCCCTGACCGGTTGGGGCGTCCTGCCTTTCTTCCTCCTCCCGTGTTGACGTCGGAACCACTTTGCTGTTTGTTGATACGGGCGGTGGCTTCCTGCTGTTCTATGGCGTTCTCGGTTTCGTTGTCGGCACGCTGCATATCCATGAGGAGGTCTTGCTGGTCTTCCTCCTTCTGCTCTCTCATAATGCGCTCGAACTCTCCGTTCTTCGGGAAGTCGGGGCAGCGTTCAGAGGCGGTCTGCTTGGAGAGGAAGTGGTTTTGTACGGCTGTGGCGAGGTTTGTGATCAGCTCCGTCTTGTTGGCGTGGGTGTACGGTGATATCCATGCGTTGATGGGAAGACCTGTCATTGTGGCTACGTAATTTTCCTCCGTGCCTATGCCGAACTTGCAGATGGTGACGAGCTTGTCGAGGAACGGCTGTAGCTTCTGTGCGTCGTTCATGGCAATCTCAAGAGCTGGCGAATAGAGGAGCTTTATGGCTACGCCTGGGAGGTCTCCAGACTTGAGTTCAGGCGGCTTGACGGTGAATGACAGCTCGTAGATGAGGTCGTATGACTTGTTGAGCTGTGTGGCGAATGCGTTGGACGCGTCCGTTCCGTTGAGGAATCCCGCCTCGCTGTCCGTGTCGTTCATCGCAATGGACTTGACGGCTCCGGTCACCTCATCTCCTACGATGTTGACGTCCTCTCCGTCTCCCTTGACGTAGAAGATGGGGAATGCGTATGCCTTGTTGTTCTCGCAGAGATAAGAGAAGGCTTCCTCGTAGTCCTCGATGTTGTGTTGCACCATGAACCAACAGGGTCCGTCCTCGTTACGTGCGTAAGCCACTGGCACGAACGGGAATCCGTGCGGTTTCTCTTCTACGAGATTATATCCGTCGATGCCGAAGAACTTGGCTACATACGTGATGACCTTCTGTGTCTTGCCTTGCGCTACGCTTCGCTTGAAGCGATAGAACTTGGTCTTGTCCCACACCTCTACCCATTCCGTTATCTCGTTGCCCTCGTCGTCAAAGTCGCTGAAACGTCTTGCGAAGCACAGGATGTCGCCGGTGAGTGAATCGAACTGCGGATAGAGTCTGTCGCCGCGGTCGTATGATAGCGTTCGTGTTCCGAACTTTTCGTTCTCGTCGAAATATCCCACGATGGCACAGTCAGCCACCTTCATGTATGCGCTGATGGCCTCGAAGAAACGTATTTCCATATCGTGCATGAGCCATCCCTTCTTGAATACATTGAGATATTTCTGAGCCTTGTCAGCCTCCTCCCTGCTGTCATCTCCGCTGTCAGCAAGCTCGAACTGCACGTCGTTGCCAGTAAGATGGAGCACGTGCTTCGTATGGATGAGCTGCTGGAAAGCGAACGCCGTTCTTGTGATGGGCTGCTGATACCACTTGCCCGTGTCGGGGTCCTGCTTCCATATATCGGGATATTCCTTTACGTCGAAGATGCGGTGTCCTGTAGGATAGAACTCGCGCAGGAAGTCAGCCTGTGTCTTTATGTTGCGATAGACAGAGTCTTCCGGCATATTAGGCGTTGCGTCTTCTCTGATGTTGGTTGTCCACGCTCCGTGCTTCTTGTATCCCTCCGGTGTAATCTCGAAGAACGGCTTCTTGACAAGAATCTCTCTTACCTTTAAAATCTCCATAATCCTTTTACCTTATTGTGTTTTTTCTTTATTAAGCTGAAAATCATCCTGTAGAACCAAGACTCGAAGAAGTCGGGCGAGTGTCCTACGTATCTCTTTGCAAGCTTCTTCGGCAGTAGCTTGAATCCCCGGTCGCTGCTGTTTTCGTCGCGTCTGAGCATCTTTCGCTCCTTCTGTAGGATCTGGCGCAGCGTCCACTTCTCAAATCCGTCTCCCGAATACTTGCGCTCAAGCAGCGAGGCGTCTATGGATATGCGCCGTTCCTTTACCATCTTGTAGAAGAGCCACGCGCACTGCGACTTGAGGTCCTTGTAGAGGTATTTGATGCCGTCTTCCTCCTTTCGTGACTGTGCCAATGGTGCAGCCTGATTGTTAAAGGGCACGGCATCCTTGAAGAATCCCTTGAAGTACTGTCCGATGCCCTGCATGTCGTACGTGAAATTGGACTCCTCCACTCCCCATTCGCGCAGCTTCGCCTCGACGGTGGAGACGAGTGTCTTGGAATCGAGTCGCAATACGATAAGGTCCTTGCAGTGCCATCCTTCCCATAGCCACATCACGAAATTGTCACCTCCCGTGAAAGCGATGTCGGCAGAAGCCCGTCTGATGCCGTCGTCGGTCTGTTCGGCGTTGTCGAAGATGGCTTCGAGGTCGTCCATCTTTATCATGTCGTCTCCAGCCGCCTTCCAGTTCCAGTTGGCTTCGAGGTCGCGCATTCGCTGTTCCTCGTCCTGCTGCGCAAGGTTGGCGAGATAAGATACGTCGGTGGAGATGAGCTTGATGTTTTCGGACACGTCGGCACGTATGAAGGTGGCTGACTTGATGAACATCTCGAGCTTGGAATAGCCAAGTTCTTCGTAGCTGGGCTTCCAGAGCTTGTCGATGATGCCACGGCACTGCTCGTAGACCTCCTCGCGTGTGTCTCCCCAGTAGATAGAGTCGGGTGTGTCTCCGTCCATGAAGCAGTAGCGTATGACTCCGTCACGCTCCGGTATGATGTAGCCGTCTTCGTCCACCCACCAGTCGATGAACTTGCGTACCCATGACTCGGGGTCGGGGTTACAGGTTATCCAGAAGCGGTTTCGGATTTGTGATGCGTTACGGTTGGTCTTTATGAGGAACTTGAATTTCTTGAACGGTATCTGTGTACCCTCATCGACACAGATATAGGCATACTGACGACCTCGGAAACGCTCCTCGAAATCCTTTAGTGCTCCTTCGAAATACGAGAACTTGAGCCATCCTCCGCTGTTGAAGTTCCACGTCATGTCGTTCTGGGACTTGTTGTATGTGCCGAACTGGGAGAAGAGCTTGTAGGAATCGGAGATTAGGGACTGAAGGTCGTCTTTCTCCTTTCGTAGTATCGTGGCATGGAAGTCTGGGTTCTTGATGTCCTTCAGTGCCTCCATGAGAGAACTAAAACTCTTACTACCGCCGCGGGAGCCTCCAACGATCTTGATGTCTGCGTCGATGGCGAGCATACGTTCCTGTCCTCCCCGTTGGTCTATGATTTTGAGCCGGTCGGGGTGGCGTTTGTCTGCGTCTCGGAGAGACTGTATGTACTCCTGGGTGTATACAGGAGAGCCGTCGCTTAGGCGGTATGGTGAGAGTTTTGTCATGTTATCCTGTTGATAATGGGGTGTTTATGGGGCTTTGTTTAATATTTTATGTATGTTTATGCAAAAATAATGGATTTTTCTTGGATAGATGTATATTTATGCGTATTTTTGCGATATAAAATGTATATTTATGCAATTAGTAAGGTGAAGGACTCACTTTACATAAACACAAATCAGAATGACGATAGAGGAACTATTGGAATTGGTGAACAAGAAGGAGGACACTTCTAAGTTTACCTCACTCAGCAAGAAGAGCATTGACGAAGAGCTTAATGACGTTCTTGGTGAGATGGGTGACGATGATGACGAGAATGACAGAATCGTTACCAAGTTGGCAAACCGACTCAAGCGCATGGACAAGAATCTGCACAAGAACATAGCTGACGAGCTGAAGAAGAGCAGAGAGGAAGCCGAGCGCAAGAAGAAGGAAGAGGAGGAGCGCAATGGAAAGAAGGACGGGGAGGACACTCCCGACGATAAGTACGACAAGCTGCTTGCAAAACTCGAAGCACTCGAAAAGGCCAACGAGGAGCGCGACAAGAAGGCATCAAGAGCCGCTACAATCGAAGCGGTCAGAAAAGGCTTGAAGGACAAGTTTGACAAGGCAAAGCTCGAACTTAACGATTTCTTTCTTGACACTGCAATCTCCAAGCTTGAAATTCCCGACAAGGATGCCGATGTAACCGATCTGGTTTCAAAGGCGGAGGGTATCTACACTACCGACTTCAAGCGTGCTACAGGCAACACCGCGATACCGCGCATGGGCAGCGGCTCTTCTTCTGGCGGCGGCAGGACAATTCCTGACGACGAGTGGGATGACATCATCGAACCGAAAGAAAAGTAAACATTTTAATTTTTAAGGTAAAAAGTTATGGATAACAACAAGGATTACTACGGACAGATGCTGGCGCAGGGTGCAGTCAATGCTACCGGCGCTGTAATCTTGCAGTCAGAAATGACTATCGGTGGTCAGCGCCATGTGTTCGTTGACCTGCCTGGTGCCGTTAAGGAAGCGTTCCGTCGCCCTCCGATTGGCGGTGTCCTGAAAAACCCGTTCCCTGGTCCAGCCAAGATTTACGCTGGCGACTTGATCGAGCACAGCCTTGGCTTCGCTGACAACAGCGGCGGCACAATCAAGATTCTCAAGAGCTACGAGGTGGCTAAGGCTACCGATGCCGCTACGGATACGGCCATCTACATCACACGCGACGGCTATCACCATATTCCGTTTGTCGGCGACAATCTCATGGTTGGTCAGAAGGACTTCAAGACAAAGAGCAAGGGTGTGCTCGTGACTGCGGTGGAGGCAACCACCGACGCGACAGCCGGCGACGTATGGAAGGTGACCCTCAGCGAGACTCTCGGCACTTTGACCGTGGGCACAGTACTGGTGGAGGCAGAGAAGGCAGGCGCAACCGTTTTGCCTATGGTTACAAACCCGAACTGCTTTGCTCCGTGCGACGTTGACATGCCATTCCACGCACTTGCCGGCAGTGACAAGTTCTATGCTCCGCGCTACCTCAACGACTTCTGCCTGCTCGGCACTGACGTGGTAATGTGGAAGTCGCGCATGAGTCCGATTCCGCCGGCTGTAGAGGCGATGAACAAGAGCCGCTACGCAGAGTGGTGGTACGCAGAGAACTAATCGGAAAAACACACAACACAAAAACGAAAAGATATGCCAAAGTTTGATTTTAACAATTCCCGAAAGGCGCGTTTTTTCAGCGATCCCGAGAATACAAGATACTTGCAGAAGTTTATCGACAAGAAGGACATCTTCCATGTGAACTACGGCTGGTATCTCACGCAGGGTCGTATCGCGCCTGACCTCACGCCTACCAACCATAAGGGCGTGGCTACATTCTCAGTTGAGGCATCCGCTTTGCAGGCTGCGACACTCGCCAACCTCCGTGCTCCGCTCGCAGGCTCGTTCCAGAAGGACAAGGGTGCGTTGGGAACTTATTCTGCCACTATCCCCGACTTCATTACTGACGGCTTCAAGGAAACCGCAGAGGAGCGCAACTACCGCGAGAAGCAGTTTGAGGAGTTCGGCAACGACAGCGATCTCGTAAAGCAGTGGCGCAACGAAACCCAGACGTTGATGGACTCTCTCGACATGACCATGAACTACATGACTGCGAAGCTGGCTACAACCGGTGAGCTTGACTACACGGGTATCGCTCGCGGTATTCAGATTCCGCTTCACAAGGTGCCAATCCCGAAGGAGAATTTCAGAAAGTGCGGCAAGCTCGAATGGGCTAACGCTGAATGTAACATCCTCGAACAGATGCGCAAGATTGAAAGCGAGTGGCGCGAGGAGTTCGGCCAGAGCCGTCTCGCCCTTGTATGGCAGATGACCTATGACACCTTCTACAACACCTTCCTTGGCAACAAGCAGATTAAGGAGCTGTACATCAACTGGTGCAAGGCTCATTATGTCGCTTACGTCGAGGACTACGGCGTGAACACCGAGATGTTCCTCAAGGCATTCGCTGACATTCAGGGAATCTCACGCATTGAGATTGTTGACGAGGAGGAGCGCAACCTCAAGTTCGACGGCTCGGTTGTCAAGGTTAAGGGCTGGAATGACAACATTGTCGTTCTCCGTCCTGCCGGTGACGCTTTCGAGTACGAGCGCAAGCAGATTGCTGACAAGCCGATGTTTGAGAAGTACGGAAACAACATCGTTCAGAAGGTGTTCGCACAGACAAACAAGGGTCTCGGTCTGCTCTGCAACACAACAGTCGCCAATGGTGACTACAAGGAGTGGCATACCGACCTCATGTTTGCCGCAGTCCCTGCGATGCTGGACTTCCCTTATCGTTGGATTATCGACATCACAAAGAAGGGTTAGATGGTTTAACGTAACTTGAGAGAATGATTATGGCTTCGGAGAATGGTTTTCTTTCGGTGGCTGACTACCTTATCAACAAGGTGAGGTTCGGTATACCCCGTGCGGCTCTGCTGTCCATCTTGGTGGACAGGGAGCTGGACGGCGGTATGGAATATCTTTCCTGCGAAAAGGATAAGGTTCGGCTGGCTTATGCCGACATGCTGAAATGGTATGTCCTTGGTGCGAGCAAGGTGAACAATACCTCTGATGCCGACAATAACTGGAGTCATACGGAGGGAGGATATGAACTGTCCTCGGCGGACATTGCTGCCTTGAAGGCGGAGGCTAACGCCATCTACGAGGAGCTGGACAAGAGTTCGGTGTTCAAGCGCAAATCGACCTTCCGTATGACTTCTCACGGCGTGAAGCGTGCGTCCCGTGACGGATGCGGGATGCCGGTTCCTCACATAATCAGATAACGCAGCATCATGGAGACAGGAATCATCAACAACCCACGCTATCCTCACAGGGTCACAATAGTGAGGCTTGTGCCCGGAAAGGGCGACGAGGACAATCCGTTCGCTGACGACGACGCTCCCGTGAACGACGAGGAGGTGGTGCTCTACGACGGTAAAGGCAGGAGCTTTACGGACACAACGACGACTGGTGACAAGAACGTGGACGAGAACAAGAGAAAGGCTTCGATACCAATGAGGTTCGACGACTGGAAGGCGGGTGGCTTTCCTCTTGACGGCGACACGATAAGAGTGAGGGTCGGGAACCATACCGAGGAAGGCATGGTGAAGGACTGCGAGGGAGACAATAACAGGACCGTGGTGTACTGGAGTCTGAGGAGGGTGTGAAAGATCGCTGTCTGGTTTGGGCCTTACTGGGCCTATTTGAGCCTATCTGAGAGGCTGCTTGTTGGGGCTGGCACCGTTTGTAGGAAGAAAAAAAGGAGGATTGTATGGCTAAGAGAGATTCTTTGGGTGAGCAATTCAGAGCTACTGTAAGTTCTAAACTTATGATTATAGCGAGCAAGACGATGAAGGATCTGCTACATAAGGCGGCACGTGAGATTTGCGCAAGTGTTGAGGACTATATGCAGGCGGCTGGCATGAGGAACATTACGGGTAATGCCTATCGTTCCTTTACCATAGGCATATACGAAGACCGTGAACTCATAGACATTGTCACTACCGAGGGCAAGAACCCGACGATGCGTACGCTGAGAAAGGGGCAGGCTTATCCTCTCGACAAATACTATGACGGCTCTGATGCCGACTCGCTTGGCAGGTATGTCGGAACGGAAGGACATGGCGGTCAGTATGGCCCGACGTTAGGAAGGGCGAGAATACATTCCATGACTCCCAAGAGCCGTGCGAGATGGCAGATGTTGTGTATCTGCCCTGTGGAATATGCCCAGTATGACGCCCTGAACCACATACACAACATGATGAGTGCAGCAAGGGATGATATGGCTATAGCCATTGCGAACTGCGCCATAAGGGTGAAGGTTGTGGATCACGTAAAATCCGTATCGAAGTTCACAAAATATACGTAAGGCATGAACATTAAAGATATGTACTATGATGTCGGGAATGCTGTTAAGGGTGTTTGCGACAGGGTTTATGCCCATGACCGTCCTAAGGCTGTGAGTGACAGGCCGGACTGCTATATCGTGGTGGTATTTCCTTCTGTGATTATTAACAATGAGATGAACAGTGAGGGGACGTTCAATGACTATACCACTACGGCTCAGATAGAGATATATGTGAGGAATAAGGTGTCGGCAAAGAATCCAGGGGCGTTTGACGTGTCTGCGGTGTCCGAGAAGGTCAGTGCGGTAATGAAAAAGTTTCCGATCTCGACGGACAACATCATCGTAATGAAACCGCGCGTTACGCTGCAAACGGACGACGGTGACGGTTTTTCGGTGACGATAGTGCAGGGACAGCTGAGGACGAGGTGAGAAGCTTATGATAGGCTGCTTGCCGGATGGATATTATGAGAATGAATGTTTTTGGGATAATTTACTATTTAAAAAAAATTAAGGATTATGGCAATGAAGAAAATTCTTGAGCTTAAAGACCGATTTGTAGGTCCTAAGTCTATCTTGTACTCAAAGAGTCTGATAGACCTGTCGAAGGGGACAATCGAGTTTACCCCGGAGTTGGAGCTTCCCGTGGAGGTTGACTCACTGAAGGCAACGATGGAAGACCCGACTGTCAATCACTATAAGGTAATCGGTCTTGGCGGCGATTGGGCGACCACCGCAGAGCTTGGTGACTTTAACGTAGAGTTGGTTGTTCCTTCCAAAGCCAAGGACTTGCTCTCTGCAATGTTCGGCGAGGACGCTGTCAGCGAAATCACCAAGTTTACCATCAAGGGTTCTGGCGATGCAGCTCTTGACGTTACAACGGGTTATACCGGTACCGCATTGGAGACAAAGAAGTTTAAGATGACCGGTACTATCTGTATCGTAGATGAGACAAAGGAGAACCTGATGGTCATCACAAACCTCTCGCTCTATGCAACTATGCAGTGGGATGAGACAGGAACCAAGCCTGTCGCATTCAAGTTCAGTGGTTCTGTTGAGGGTGCTGGTTTGAAGAGCGTTGCTTGGCTTACAAAGGCGCCTGCGGCAGCGTAGGAAGGGCTAAGGACAGGAATGGGGGCGAGGAGCAGTGGGCTGAAAGTGGCTGCTGCTCCTCGCTTTTTTTGGTGGCTGGCGCCGTTATGAGGAGAGTGAGAAGGATTGTTTTTTAGAATAGGATAATGTAAGGATGTTATGGCAGACGGAAATATTGGTAGTTTGTGGTTGAGTCTTGGGATCAGGGACGAGATGAGCAAGGCCATCGAGAAGATAACCAAGGGTATGAGGGGCGTGGACGAGGCTACGCAAAAAGCTAAGCGGGAGGGAGAGAGTCTTGTCAAGGCGCTTGAAGGCATCAACGGGAATAACTTTGCGAGGGTATTCAGAGAGGCGAATGCGTATATCGCCAAGAACTCAAAAGAGATATCCGGCATAGCCAAAATACTCAAAAATCTTGGAGACAGCAACGCGTTTACGGGGACGCTGTTAAAAGCCAAAGGACTCGAAGAAACTGCGGCGGCTCTCAGAAAGGCTAATGCAGAACTGGCGGTTCTCGCGAAAACAGAAGGCAAGGAGGCGGATGTCTCACAATGGCGAACGAAGATATCGAATGCCCTTGACTATATAAAGCTGCTTCAGGACGTCATCGGTCAGGAAAAAAAGCTGGACAATACCAAGGCGCTTAACCCGAACGTGGACACGAAGAGCTTGGACAACGCCAAGAAGTCGTTGGAAGGGTTCAGGGCGGAGATGACACGTCTTCTCCAAAGCGGTGGCGTGGATGACAGCAACGTGCTTGGCAGCTTCAAGAAGCTGCTTGATGTGGCGAAGAAGGATGTGCAGGACATCGTGGCTACGTTTAAGAAGGATAATCCGCTTTCGCTGTTCAGCGGTGGTGCAGCGAAGGTGGAGACGGATCTTGCGCGTGTGACGGAGAAGCTGGCGCGACTTCGTGACCTTATGGCGGAAGGAACACGGAAGGGTTTTATGACGGATATGCTTGGCGGCAGCATCACGGAGCTTGACAAGATTATGGCACGCCTTAACGCCGCGAAGCTGAATCCGACAATGCTGACTGACGCATCGCAGATGAGAAACCTTATCTCTGACGTGCTCGTGGAGATGACGAAGGCAACTGTGGCGGAGAGCGCGTATAGGAGAGAGAGGGGTAAGGCGGTTGAGGTTGAGAGGGCTGTAAACCAGGAGATATCGAACGAGCATAAGGCAGCGCAGCAGGAAAGGGAGCGCGACTTGCAGGCACTCTCGGACTATACCAAGCGGTATATGGAGCTGCAAGAAGCCAAGAGGAAGGCGGACGAAAAGGCAGCAAAGGATGCGAAAGACAAAGCACGTAGACAGTCGGAGGCAGAACAGAGACGCATAGCATCGGATACGGCTAAGATGTCGCGACTGTATGCGTCGATGGGATTGGGTATTGGCAAGGGCGAGCGTGTGGGAATGCGCGGACTTGAGCTTGGTGTGAATACCGCTGCGCTTGACAAGGCTTTGAGCGAGGCGGCGAAATTCAAGAAGACGATTGAGAACACCGTTGTCTCCATGATGGGCAAAGGAGACAGACCGGCATACGAGTGGTATGCGGCGCAGGTGAACCGTCTGAAGGAAAACCTGACAAACGCCACAGTGGCGCAGAAAGAGCTGAACGCGGCTCAGGAAAAGGCGAACAGAGAGGCCGCGAGAGACGACGCTCGGCGAAGAGCGGAAGAGAAGCGCAAAGAGGCGCAGGCCGCAAGGGAACTTGCGCAGGCTGAGAAGCAGAGACAGAACCAGCTTGAGGTGACACGTGCGAGAATACAGTCTGTAGAGCGTGCTCTGCATAACTTGCAGGAGAAGCGATTCACCGCCAAGATGCTCGGTATAGACACGAGCGAAGCTAATGCCAAGATAGAGCATTTGAAGACCCAGCTAATCGGATTGAGGAACATCCAGTTAGGTCTGAGTATGGGCGATACGAGTTTTCTTGGACGTGTTGGCAATCTCGGCAATGGACGCGAGGTGCAGGCGGCAAACCAATTGTCTGGCACTTACAGCAGACTGATTGGTGAGGTGGAGAAGACGAACCGCGAGAAGGAGAAGAGCATTGAGCTGGAGCGGGCACACCAGCAGGAAGTGGCGAGGACAGCTGCTAAGGTCAGGGGGGATTTGGCGGCTGCTTTTGCGGGGGCAAATGCTGAGGCTGGCAATATGCGCGGCGTTCTTGATGATGTAAAGTCGCTGCTTTTGCAGGGCGGCATTGTCTATGGTGCGAAGCAGTTCTTTGACTCTGTAGTGAAGACCGGCGGTGAGATAGCTCAGCAGCACATCGCCTTGCGTTCTATCTTGGGAGATGCGGCGAAAGCTGACGAGCTGTTCGAGCAGACACAGCAACTGGCACTCCGTTCTCCCTTCAAGTTCGGCGAGCTTAACCGAGACGTGAAGCAGTTGGCAGCGTTCGGTGTGGAGGCGGACGACCTCTATAATACAGCGAAGCGCCTTGCTGATATCGCTTCAGGACTGGGTGTCAGCTTCGAGCGCCTTGGTCTTGCCTACGGACAGGTGAAGGCCCGTTCATGGCTTGACGGCAAGGAGCTTAGACAGTTTGCCTATGCAGGTCTTCCGCTCCTTGCACGCATTACCGAGCTTTACAACAGTGAGGGTAAGAACAACCGTAAGGATTATACCGAGCGTGACGTCAAGGAGATGATAAGCAAGCGTCAGGTGAGCTTTGAGGACGTTCAGAAGGTGCTGTGGAAGATGACCGACGAGGGCGGTCAGTTCTACAATATGCAGCTTGTTCTGAGCGAGACGCTCCTCGGACGATGGAACAAGCTGATAGACGCTTGGGAGATAATGCTCAGCAAGTTTGCTGACGGCAAGAACGTCGTCGGCGGCGTCTTCATGTTCTTCATAGACCGCGTCACCGATCTTGTGCTTGCTATGGACAAGCTGACACCCGCGATGCTCTCGTTTATGAGCGTGTTCGCCTTGAAGAAGCTCACTGGTTTTGCGTCTCTGAATCCTCTGGAAAAGAATCTTGGCGACAAGACAAGGCTGCAACTCCGTTCTTACGCCATCGAACAGCAGCAGCTGGTGCTCGAAGGCAAGATAACACAGCAGATAGCGACTCAGAATGTGCAGAAGAGAGCATATATGCTTGCAGATGCCAGCTCCCGTTCTGCTGCCATGAGCCGTCTTGCCCTTGAGGGTAAGATGTCTGTGATTCAGATGCAGAAAGCCGTGAAGGAAGGTCTCGTGTCGAAGGAGCTTGTAAGACAGCTTGCCATCATGGGCCAGATAACCGCCCGACAGGAGCAGATAATCCTCAACGGCGGCAGAACGGCAGCAGTAATGAACATGGCCGGCACGAAACTGAAGAGCGGCTTCAGCAGCGTATTCAACCTTATCGGCGGCTGGTGGGGCCTTGCCATCGGCGGCATCGTGCAGATAGCGTCAAGCATCTACGGCGAGCTGAGCGCCATCGAGGAGAAGACGAAGAGCCTGCAAGACCCGAACTCGGACTGGATGAAGGGCTACTATGATGTTCTCGACGCAAAGAAGGCTTCGAACGATGCGGAGCTGAGAAAGCAGATAGAGCAGATGAAAAAGGTGCTCGAAAGCAGCAATGCCTATACCAAGACCATCGACGAGCAGATAAAGAAGGCGAAAGACCTCAACGAACAGTATGAGATACTGCGCAAGGGCGTGGAAGGAGCCAAGGACATGGCTTCGGGTGATGCCGAGGTTATCGCAAATGCCCTTGGTGCGACTGGCGGCTGGACCGGCGCAGGCAATCCTTTCAACGACTCCCTTGAGAAGAACCTTCAGGACATGAAGGAGTCGTCAGACGCTTACCAACGCCAGCTTTCCGCCTTTGACTCACGCACGCGAGCCAAGATGGAGAGCGTGGCCAACTCCCTGCTGAAGCCTGCTGATGCGAGCAAGACCCTTGAAGAGAAGATCCGCATCCTCTCAGAAGAGGGCGGCAGAAAATGGGGTACGTTCCAAGCAAGGATGACAAAATGGAACAAGAGCATCGGCTTCTCCATCTACAGGATCGGCAAGAGAGCAGGAGACGTGACTTCGGACATAAACCAGATAGCCGAGGATGATGTTCCGCGAATAATCAAGTCAATGCAGAAAGACTTCGGTCTTTATGGCAAGGACTTCAAGCGCTGGTGCAAGGAAAACCCAGCCCGCTTCAAGAACATGCTCCTTCAGATAATGAGCGAGGCAGACTGGCTCATACCCCAGATAAGAAAGAAGCTTGAAGAACTTACAGACTTCAAGTTCGACTCTGGCAAGAAGCCTAATCAGGTGACCGGCAAGACCTCGATGCAGCAGAGGGTGTACGAGAACTTAGGGCTTGACCAAAGAAAGTATGACCTTGTGTCGAGCTTCATCGAGGAAGGCTCGTGGTATAAGACCAAGAACAATGCCCAGACAGCCCTGCAAGACCTCGCAAACGAAGTGCGCTCAAGAGAACGAGGCGGCGCTACAAAAGCCGAGATAGCCAAGGCAAGGAAAGACTACAATGATATGTGGAATGCCGTAGCCCAAGGCTTCGGCTACAGATTCATCTCTGACGACAAGAAGAGCAACAAGGTGCCTAAGGGTAAGGGTGACAAGGAAGATAAGGAGCTGAAGGCTTGGGAGGAGCGTCTTAATGCGTTTAAGTCTGCCCGTCAGATGTATCAGAAGTATAAGGGGCTTCCCAACTGGGGAGCCAAGAAGGCTGACGATATGGTCAGAGGGCTGTTCCCGGAGGTGGGCGACCTTAGCTTCGACAAGTATTTAGAGAGTCTGGAGAAGTTAGAGGGGGCGCTGAAGGCTACCACCCCGGAGAGAAAGAAAGCCATTACCGCGCTGCATAGGGAGAGAAGCGAATGGAAATACTCCGAGATGCTGAAACCCGAGGCAGACCGACTGGCTGCTGACTTCGCGGAGATATTAGAGAGAGGCATCCGCCAGGCAGACCTCCATAAGGCACTGATGGAGAAGACAGGAGACGAGAACTTCGCCTCACTCGCCTTCAGAGACGGCATGATGTGGGACGACCAGACCCGCGGTATGGCCCAGATGTTCGAGGAGATGACCGGCAGGAAGATAGACGGCCTGCTGGACGCTACCGACGCCACAGCCAAGAAGGCATTGGAGGACAACACCGACGCCTATAACCTGTGGAAGAAGATAACCGACCTCGTCAGAAACAACTATACGGGTTACCTTGAAAAGGCCGCTGACGCCATCAAGGAGACTGCGACTTGGGAGGAGAAGCTGATTGCCGTGGACGCGAAGTGGGACGAGCGCATAAAGCAGGCGGACAGACGCGGTGACACCTCCACCGCCGAGCGTTTCCGTCAGATGCGTGACAAGGAGAAAGGACAGGTAATGGACGCTCAGTTCAAGCAGAGCCAGGACTACCTGAACTTCTTCGGTGCGATAACCGAGATGGGCGAAGTGAAGGCGCGTGAAGTAGCGGCAGAGATACGTCAGTATCTTAACACAGCCCTGAGAGACGGCAGCATCGACGCAAGAGAGTATGCAAAGCAGATACAGCAGATAGACGAGCAGCTGCGCAAGCTGAGCGAGCGCAGAAAAGGCTTCTTCAACGGCGGCGTCGTCGGCATAGCCGAGCGTAAGACAGAAGAGGGCAACGCTAAGATATCAATGGGCGCGACCAGTGTGGCGGCTGGCGAGGAGAAGATCCGTGAGGGCAGGATAAAGGGTGACATCGGCCTTGTGGCGGAAGGACTGAAGCTCAAGATGACAGGTGAAGACCTTATCAGAACCGGCAAGAAGCTGGTAGGAGAAGGCATGACGCTGAAGAAGCGCTTCGAGAACATCGGCAGCGCCCTGGGCGAGATAGCCAATATCGCCAACGGCATAAGCGACGCCTTCAACCAAGTCAAGGACATGGCAGACGCCCTCGGCATAGACACCGAGAGTGACGGATGGCAGGACGCACAGGCGGTGATGTCGTCACTGGGATCTATCACTGGCGGCATCTCGAAAACCTTCAACGCCGTAAAGAGCGGTGACATCGGCGGCGCTGTGAGCGGTGTGGCAAGCATCATAACTGGCCCGATAACCGCCTTCGCCAAGGCCCATGACGCTAAGAAGGAGCGTCAGATAAAGCTGGCAGAGCGCGAGCTGAAAGCCCTCGAAAACATGCAGACCACCATCAAGAACGCCATCGAGGACAGCTTGGGCGGCATCTACAACTACCGTATGGACGCGAAGACGACGGCGAAGATGAACAAGATAGTCAGCAGCTACGAGAATGGCGAGAAGAGCAACATCATGCGCATCGCCGGCATCAATCCGAGCGCCTACAGCAAGGAGACGTACGAGGCTGCACAGAAGAGCCTTGCTGACCCGACGAGCGCCTATCAGGCAGAGTTGACGGGCCTGATGGCACAGCGAGACCAGCTACAGCGTCAGCGTGCCAACGAGGACGCCAAGAAGAAGACTGACAAGGACAAGCTGGCCGACTACGACCAACAGATAGAGGAGATGGAGCGCTCTATAAAGAACGCCGCCAAGAACTTCCTCAAGGAGCTGTACGGCGTGGACATGAAGAGCTGGGCAAGCCAACTGACAGACGCCGTGGTGAGCGCCTGGGAAAAGGGCGAGGACGCCATCGACGCCTACAAGAAAAAGGCGAAGGAAATGGTGAAGGACTTCACGAAGAACATCATCTCGCAGAAGATAATGGAGCAAGCCCTTCAGAAGCCCCTCGACTTCCTGACACAGCAGATAGAGAAGAAGGGCAGACTGGACGAGTATGACGTGACACAGCTCGCCTCCGACCTCTACTCAGCCGGTGAGAATAGCGTGGCGAACATCACCGCTGTCCTTGAGGAGCTGAAGCGCAGAGGCTGGGATTTCTCCGAGAGCGGCAGTTCATCGACCACGAACACCATAAATGGTGTGACGGAAGAGACCGCCGACCTCCTTGCCGCATATCTGAACGCCATCCGCCTGGATGTGAGCGTGAACCGCGAGAATATCAAGGCAATAGCCACGAACGTGTCGCTCCTTCCTGCGATGAGCGAGATACAGAAGAGCCAGCTTGCAGCCATGAACCAACTCGTGACGCTCGCCCAGGTGCGTAATGACCGCATAGACGAGATAGTGGCTTGGACCCGCAAGGTGAGCAACGGCTCGTCAAAGATTTACGTGAAATAAAAAAAAAACCACATGAAAGAAAGACAGTTATCCGACAAGATGAAGGCAGAGGCTATGGGACTGGGCCTCTGCCAGCAGTGGACAAACGAATGGGAGGACAACACCTCGAAGGACGAGATGGTGAGAAAGTTCGTGCGCGGCATAGACTTCTGCATCGACCACAACTGGCCCGACGTGAAGACCATAAAGCACCAGTTCGGCGACGTGATACACAACCACGGCGTATGGGCGGACGAGAACGTCAGCGTGACGAACGCCCCGATGACCATCCTCAACGGAGAATGCGTATGCGATGCGACGTTCGACGGTACGGGGGCGGGCGAGGTGTACGTCCGTCACGGAAGCGTGCTCAGAGTGAAGGCGACCGGCTACGCACGGGTGTTCGTGACGCTGAGGGACGCGGGAGAGGTGTACGCCGAGACGGAAGGCCATGCCAAGGTGTTCGTATACAGATATGGCGGCGAGGTGAGGCTGGCGGCAGGCGACGTGACGGTACGTGAGAAGAAGAAAGAATAAAAAAATATCGGATATTGCATAAATATACACTACTACGTGAATATTTATGCAATATTTTTACTAACTTTGGGACTAAAAGAGAGCAGTATGCAATATTATAAAGTGTTGATGCAAAGAGAGACGGCAGGAGCTGCCGTAACGGACACCATTTCGGCGTTCGGCATGTACTGCATGGACATTCCCTTCATGATGGCAACCAAGGCAAAAGAGCCTTCGAAGCGCGAATGGAAGGACGAGGACGGCGACGACGAATACATACCCGCCGAAGGTCTGAAGATGAGCGCCTATGAGATGAGCGTGAAGTTCGGCATGAAGGGTGACAAGGACACAGCGAACAAGAACCTGAAAGCCTTCCTCGACTATCTGCGCGGCGGCACGATGAAGCTGTATTGCGACTACACAAAGATAGGCAGGCAGAACGTGCGCTTCGTGAGCATCGGCGAAGACGCTACGCTTGTAAGAGACGCCAACGGCGACTTGCTGATAACAAAGATAACATTCAAGGTGAACGATCCTGTCACCGACATAACCCTTACGATATGAAAGAGCGTATACGAGTGTACCATAAAGACGGAAGTCTTCTGAACGACATGGAAGGCAATGCCGTGGAGCTTAGCGCCGTGGAGATGACGGACGGCTGGATGGAGGACTGCTTCGTGCAGACCACCATCGAAAGCGCGTACCCCATAAACTTCTCCATCGGTGACTACATCGTATACCGTGGCGAGCGCTATGAGCTGAACTACGACCCCGGCAAGGCGAAGACAGCAAGAGCAGGCAGTGACAGAGGCGCTTTCAGATACGAGAACGTGAAGCTGAACGCCTTGCAGGACGAGCTTGTGAGAGCGCAGTTCTTAGACGTGGTATTGGGAATGGAGAACACGGAAGAGCAGACGATACCCTACACAGCCCTTCCAAAATTCGGCTTCTACGTGCAGACCGTTGACGACCTCCTGGACCGCATACAGGCGAATATGGACGAGCAGATGGGCGCAGGACTCTGGGCGCTGTACTCACGAAACAAGGAGCGCAGCCTGCAACGAGGCTGTGACGGAACCGTATGGGAGGAAATGTACGGCGAGGGTACTACTGAGACCATCATAGACTCCGCCGCTCTGACCATCGACAATCAGAACTGCTGGAACGCCCTCGCATTAGTGAACTCGAAATGGGACATAAACTTCGTGGTGAGAGGACGCAACGTCTTCGTGGACACGACGGGACTGGAGGTTCCGTACGAATTTGTCTACGGCAAGCGCAGGGGTCTGTACGAGATAACACAGACCGCTGATGACAGCCAAGCCGTGACCACCCGTCTGCGTGCCTACGGAAGCGAGAAAAACCTTCCGACACATTACTACGCCAATCTGTGCGTGGACGTGTTCGGAGAGACATCGAAAATAAGTCATCTTGCCTCCTCGACGAACGCCGTCCTGCATATAACCATCCCGAGCCTTAGCTGGGCAGCAGCGGGCAGCTACTTCACGTCAGTGAGAGACGGATCGACAGCGGAGAGCAGAGAATATAACGTGACGGTAAAGTCGGGTGACATAGAAGGCAGAGGCTATGCCGTGTCGTCAGCACGAAAAGAGGGCGAGGGGACAGTCACGATAATCCTGAACTCGTCAAACGACGAGTATGGAATGACGATGAATGACGTGGAGGACTTCTACACCGCAGTGATGAAAGAAAGAAAGGTGTACTTCCTTCAAGGCGTGAACAAGCAGAGCTTCCCCTCGAAGAACATGATAGCCAATACGGACCAGATGCCGTCCCACATGGCAGTGACAAGGCTGATGCTGCCGGGCTTCCCCAAGATGTCCGTAAAGGAATGGTGGGACACGCAGGCTACCGAGGAAGAGAAGGCTTGGATAAACCCGAGCGGCAAGGAACACCTTCTTTCCGAACTGAAGAACCGTCCCTACGTGGACTCGGTGAACATCAAGGAGCTTGGTGTGAGAAACGGCAGCGTGATGTTCGATACGGAGAACAAGAAGGAAGGCATCATCGAGATATATCCGACCATCGAAGAGATGACGGTGGACGGACAGCGCATAGACGAACTGAACAGCGGTTCTGCCATCAAAGACAACGGCATCTTCAAGGACGGACAGACCGTGCCTCCCTTCTCGGTGACGCTTTCCCCGAAGGTGAACTTCGACATAAACATGCTGAAGAAGGAGGACTTCACAATCAGCATGAAGGACGGCAAGTGTGGCGGCAGAGAGTTTAAGGTGAACGGATCAGTGAAGGAGAACGGCGTGTGGAAGCTGACCCTTGACCGTGTGAAAGACGATGCCTTAGAGCTGTACTTCCCGAACAAGGACTTTCAGATGGAGAGCGGAGACCACTTCGTGCTGACCGGCATAGAGATGCCCGACTCTTACGTGGAAGCTGCGTCGGCAAAACTTCTGAAATACGCCCTCGCATGGCTGGACAAGAACGACTATACGCGATACGTGTTCGAGCCGAAGGTGGACGAGATATTCATGGCGTATCAGCATGACAAGGCGAAGGCAGACACCACCGGCAAGACGGCGAGCCTTTACGAAACCCTCAAGGCAGGCAGTCTGCTGCACTTCAGCGACACAGACCTGAAGATAGACAAGAGCGGCGTCATAGAGAGACTCATCATCCGTGAGGAGCTTGGCAGCATCCCCACTTACGATGTGACCATCAAGGAAGACAAGGACGTGGGAGCGCTGCAAAAGATGCAGGACGCCATAGACACGGTCACGATGAGCGTGAAGTCGGGTCTCTCGTCGGCACAGATAGAAGGTCTGATACGCAGCAGGGGAGCGAAACACTTCCTCTCAAAGACAGATTCTGACACTGCACAGGACGTTATCCGCTTCCTTCGCGGTCTGACAATCGGCAGGACTGGGGACGGATATGGCGTGACGGGCGAAGGGGCTGCCACGCTGAGCAGCTGTGTGGTGGAGAGCGTGCGCAACGCTGAGGCTACTGACGAGGACCGAACCATCGTGGGCGGCAAGGGTTTTGACCTCTATATGGGCAAGGACGGCAAGAGCCACCTCTACATTGACTACCTGACGACAAGGACGAAATTCTTTGCTGCGAGTGCGGAGGTGAGAAAGGTGAGCTATTCGGGCG